AGAGTTCAATCATATCAAGTTTCGGATATTAAACCTGGAGAACCTTTAGTTCAAGTTACTGAAGAAAATCTTGATGAAGTTGCAGCATGGCAACGTAGCGAAGGTAAGAATAAGTCTGGTGGTCTCAACGAAAAAGGACGGAAGTCTTATGAAAGAGAGAATCCTGGAAGCGACCTTAAGTCACCTTCAAAGAAGGTTGGAAATCCTCGCAGGGCGTCATTCTGCGCTCGTATGAAAGGCATGAAGAACAAACTCACCAGCAAAAAAACTGCTAATGATCCAAATAGCAGAATTAATAAATCCCTTAGAGCCTGGAACTGCTGATACTAATAGTTTATTATGAGTGATGTCTATCTTGGTAATCCATTACTAAAAAAAGCAAATACCCCGATAGAATTTACACAAGATCAAATTCTTGAATTTGTTAAGTGTAAAGATGATCCTGTATATTTTGCAAATAACTATGTAAAGATTGTGACCCTTGATAAGGGATTACAACCATTTGCAATGTATCCTTTTCAGGAAAAGTTAGTTAATAATTTCCATAATCACAGATTTAATATCTGTAAGATGCCACGACAGACTGGTAAGTCAACAACTGTTGTGTCATTTCTTTTGCATTATGCTGTGTTCAATGATAATGTGAACATTGGTATTCTTGCAAATAAAGCGGCAACCGCAAGAGAACTTTTAGATCGTTTGCAAACTGCATATGAGAACCTACCAAAGTGGATGCAGCAAGGTATTATTGCTTGGAATAAAGGATCACTGGAGTTAGAAAATGGCAGTAAGATATTGGCAGCTTCTACATCTGCGAGTGCTGTCCGAGGTATGTCTTTTAATATCCTCTTTCTCGACGAATTCGCTTTCGTTCCAAACCATATTGCAGACTCGTTCTTTGCATCTGTTTATCCTACTATTACTTCTGGTAAAAGCACAAAAGTCATCATAGTTTCTACACCACACGGTATGAACCATTTCTACCGTATGTGGCACGATGCTGAACGCGGTAAAAATGAATATGTGTTCACTGATGTTCATTGGTCTGAAGTTCCCGGAAGAGACAGTGAATGGAAAGCACAAACGATTGCTAATACATCTGAGCAACAATTCAAGGTTGAGTTTGAATGTGAGTTTCTAGGTTCTGTTGATACTCTTATTGCTCCATCAAAACTGAGAAGTCTTGTATATGATCATCCCAAAACACGCAGCGGAGGACTTGATGTTTATGAGGATGTTGTAAATGAGCACGATTATCTCATCACTGTTGATGTGGCAAGAGGAGTTGGAAACGACTATTCTGCATTTACCGTCGTTGATATCACATCTTTTCCACATCAAGTTGTAGCAAAATATAGAAATAATGAAATAAAACCAATGCTTTTTCCAAGCATTATCGTTGATGTGGCAAAAAATTATAATAATGCATATATTTTATGTGAGGTAAATGATGTTGGAGATCAAGTAGCATCAATCATACATTATGATTTGGAATACACAAATCTTCTTATGTGTTCTATGAGAGGTAGGGCAGGACAAATCGTAGGACAAGGATTTTCCGGAAAGAAAACCCAACTTGGCGTTAAAATGTCTAAAACCGTCAAGAAAGTTGGGTGCCTTAACTTGAAAACTATGGTAGAAGAAAGCAAACTTCTATTCAAAGACTATGACATTATGAGTGAATTGACAACATTTATTCAAAAGCACAATTCTTTCGAAGCGGAAGAAGGATGTAATGACGACCTTGCAATGTGTCTGGTCATCTACGCATGGTTAGTAGCACAAGACTATTTTAAAGAACTTACGGATCAAGACGTAAGAAAAAGATTATATGAAGAACAAAAAAACCAAATAGAACAAGACATGGCACCATTTGGATTTGTCAATGATGGTTTGGATGATAGTAGTTTTGTTGATAGTGATGGTGAAAGATGGTTTGTTGATGAGTATGGTGACAGAGCATATATGTGGGAATATTTGTCCTGATGGAATTAGATAAACAAATAAGTTTAGGTCACTTATTACTTACAGATAGAAGATGTAGAAAATGCGGAGAAATGAAAAATTTGATTGGGGAATTTTATAGAACACGCAAAGATAAAGGTCCAGTAGCTTCTTCCTACTCATATGAATGTAAAGAATGCGCGATACAAAGAGTAATTAAAAACAGAAAAAAACAAATCTTTTATGGGGAGTTAGAATATCCAGATTGGTAGATATTCGCGTCTCATTTCCGTCTTGCAAATTCACATTTTAATAAATATTTTTAGTTAACTGAGATTACGGAGAAAAACATGGCGACTCCTCAATTATCTCCTGGTTCAATAATCAGAGAGGTTGATCTAACAGTAGGGAGAGCTGATAATATTCTGGATAATATTGGCGCAATCGCTGGTCCTTTTGCTATTGGTCCAGTAGATGAAGCAACCGATATTAGAACAGAACAAGAATTAATTAATACCTTCGGAAAACCAATTTCAACTGACGCTCAGTATGAATATTGGATGAGTGCTGCATCCTACCTTTCATATGGTGGAGTTTTAAAAGTTGTTAGAACAAACGGAAGCACTCTCAATAATTCTAACGCAGGCGTAGGTTCTTCTTCTTCAGCAAATGTAAAGATCAAAAACTACGATGATTATAATGCAAATTGGGAGACTAGTTCATCTTTTACATATGCTTCAAAAAATCCAGGTTCTTGGGCGAACGGTCTGAAAATATGCTTTATCGATGATCTTGCGGATCAAATCATCGGGATTAATACAACAAACCCTGGAGCAGCAGGAGCACAGATTGGATACGGAATCACATCCGTATTATCTAGCGTTGTAGTTCCTGGTGTTGGATCTACGACTTCTTTCAATGGTTATCTAAAAGGAATCATTACTGGGGTGACAACAGATTCCACAAACGGAAATAGCACAATTACCGTTAAAGTTTTATCCAGAGTTTCTTCAGCAAACACAGAAACTGCAATAACTTATTCACAAAGCAACGCAGCATCATCTTTTGAAACTTCTGATTCGATTTATTTTGTTAATAACTCTGGAATTAACACAGGAAATGGTGCGGTAACTTCTGCTGCTAGCGTTCTTGATTGGTACGATCAGCAAACTCTAGGTCTTACAAATTCAACAATTTACTGGAAAAATATCGCACCTAAACCAGTAACTAATAATTATTCATTGGATAGAAATGGTAAAAATGACGCTATTCACGTTGTAATTGTAGATGACACTGGATCTGTAACTGGAGTTCGAGGCAATATTCTTGAAAAGTATATAAGTCTTTCAAAGTCTTTAGATGCGATTTCCTCAGTTAATTCTCCAGAAAAAATTTGGTACAAACAGCATCTTGCAGATTTCTCCAACTATATTTTTGCGGGTTATAATCCTTCTCTAGCTGCTGATGCTTATTGGGGTACAAGTCCAAGAGCAACTGGTTTCTCAACTTCATATACAGTTGTTACAACTGCATCGGGTTCTTGGGGTCAAGCGGCGCAGGGAACAACATTCAGTGCCATTGGAAATGTAACCTATAGTTTAAGTGGAGGCGTAAATTATTCTGCATCTGGCGGAATGTCTGCAACTCTCGGAGATCTATCGACATCATATGATCTTTTCCAAAATAGAGATGAAATTCAAGTTGATTTCTTAATCAATGGTCCTGGTCTTTTATCCGAGGTTCAGTCTCAAGCAAAAGCAAATAAACTTATTTCAATTGCAGAACTTAGAAAAGATTGTATTGCTGTCATTTCTCCACACAGAGAAAATATCATAAATGTCACAAGCACTACAACACAAACAAATAACATTCTAAGATTCTACAGTCCAATTTCATCATCATCATATGCAGTATTTGATAGTGGGTATAAGTATACCTATGATAGGTTTAATAACATATTCAGATATGTTCCCTGTAATGGAGACATTGCTGGATTAATGGCAAGACTATCATACAATTCTTTCCCGTGGTTCTCCCCCGCAGGACTACAGAGAGGTGTATTGAATAATGCAGTCAAACTTGCATACACTCCAGACAAAGCACAACGCGATCAACTTTATTCGGCAAGAGTTAATCCAATCATCAATCAACTTGGTAGTGGTATTGTTCTCTTCGGAGATAAAACTGGATTATCTTATCCATCTGCTTTTGATAGAATTAATGTTCGTAGATTATTCCTAACAGTCGAACAGGCTTTAGAAAGAGCCGCTAAAGGACAACTGTTTGAACTTAATAGTGATGTTACGAGAGCAAACTTCGTAAACATCGTTGAACCATATTTACGCGATATTCAATCAAAACAAGGTATTTATGACTTCTTGGTAATCTGTGACGAATCTAATAATACTCCTGATGTAGTTGATAATAATGAATTCAGAGCTGATATCTTCCTAAAACCAGTTAAATCAATTAATTATGTTACTCTTACCTTTGTTGCTACTCGCACTGGAGTAAGTTTTGAAGAAGTTGCTGGAAGAGTTTAATTAAAAATACATCTAACTAACAAGGAGGGACCAAAAAATGACAGTCTTAAGAACGATCACTAATTTTAAAACAGCTTTAGCTGGTGGTGGAGCAAGAGCCAATTTATTTGAAGTTGCAATTCCAACTTTTCCAGGTGCGGTAGCAAATTCAGATTGGAATGTTGCTGGTGGAGACTTTAGATTTCTCTGCAAAGCAGCTCAGTTACCAGCGTCTAATGTTGCTCCAATTGATGTTCCTTTTAGAGGACGTATTTTAAAAATAGCTGGAGATCGAACATTTGATACCTGGACCGTCACCGTCATCAATGACGAAGACTTCAGAATCAGAACTGCATTCGAACAGTGGATGAATGCAATCAGTAAATTAGATAATAACACTGGCGCGACAAACCCAACTTCATATATGTCAAATGCATTTGTCTATCAGTTGGGGAGAGGTGCAAATAGAAGTAGAGAATCGGCTGGTAACAGTGCTATTACAGGTGGAACACCTATTACTCCGCTAAGAACTTACAAATTCTATGATATTTTCCCAACCAACGTAGCAGCAATTGATCTTTCATATGATTCTTCAGATGCAATTGAAGAATTCACTGTAGAATTCCAAGTTCAATACTGGACTGCAGGTGAGGGAACTCCGGATCAAACTGGCACTATTATTTCCTAATAAATAGTCTAAATATCAAAGTTAAAATAAATCATGGCGAAACTTTTTGGTTTTTCGATTGAAGATAATGAATCTAGTTCACCAAGTACTATCTCTCCCGTTGCTCCTAATAGTGAGGACGGGAGTGATTTTTACTTAAGTAGTGGTTTTTTTGGTTCTTATGTTGATATTGAGGGTGTTTATAGAACAGAATTTGATTTAATTAAAAGATATCGTGAAATGGCACTTCATCCAGAGTGTGATAGCGCCATTGAAGATATTATAAATGAAGCGATTGTTAGTGATACTAATGATAGTCCAGTATCTATCGAACTATCAAATCTTAATGCAAGTGATGGAATTAAGAAAAAAATAAGAGAAGAATTTAAACATATTTTGGAACTTTTGGACTTTGATAAAAAGTCTCACGAAATTTATAGAAATTGGTATGTTGATGGTAGATTATACTATCATAAAGTAATTGATTTAAAAAACCCACATGAAGGTATTCAAGAACTGAGATATATTGACGCAATGAAAATGCGTTATGTTCGTCAACAAAAACAAACAGAAAAAGATAAAGCAAGATATAGACTTGCTAATGTTAATGTTGATGATCCAATAAACTATGAGTTTCCTAAAATTGAGGAATACTATATTTACAATCCAAAAATGACATACCCAACCAACAATCCATCTTCTTTAGGCGGAACTGGTGGAATTAAAATGTCAAAAGATTCTATTGCATATTGTACATCCGGACTTGTTGATAGAAATAAAGGATCAACACTTTCATATCTACATAAAGCAATCAAATCTCTCAATCAATTAAGAATGATTGAAGATAGTCTTGTAATCTATAGACTATCTCGTGCTCCAGAAAGAAGAATTTTTTATATTGATGTAGGTAATCTTCCAAAAGTTAAGGCAGAACAATATCTTCGTGATGTAATGATGCGTTATAGGAATAAAATGGTCTATGATGCTTCAACCGGAGAAATTCGTGATGATAAAAAATTCATGGCAATGTTAGAAGATTTTTGGTTACCTCGCCGCGAAGGTGGTAGAGGAACTGAGATTTCTACACTTCCAGGTGGACAAAATCTTGGGGAAATCACTGATATTGAATACTTCAAGAAAAAATTATATCGTTCTCTGAATGTTCCACCATCAAGAATGGATGGTGAAGGTGGATTTAATCTTGGACGTTCATCAGAAATTCTTCGTGATGAAGTTAAATTTAGTAAGTTTGTTGCGAGACTTAGAAAAAGATTTTCTTACATGTTTAGTGATATGCTGAGAACACAATTAATTCTTAAGAATATTATCACCCCAGAAGATTGGGAATTAATGGATGAGCATATCCAATATGATTTTCTATATGACAATCACTTTGCAGAACTCAAAGATGCAGAATTATTAAATGAAAGATTAAATATGGTTCAAGTTGCAGAACCTTATGTTGGTAAGTATTTTTCTCAAGATTATGTGAGACGTAAGATTCTTCGACAAACTGACGAAGAAATTTTAGAGCAAGATAAAATTATTAAAAAAGAAATTGAAGATGGAATTATTTCAGATCCATCCACACCTGTTGATCCGCAAACAGGATTACCACTTGATCAAACATCTCAGATGGATCTTGGTCAACCAGTAATGGAACCAAATCTTGATGCACAAGGAAAGGCAACTGAGGTAAGTGGAAAAATTGCAGAAATGCCCAAGGGGGGCGAGATATAAATAAAGAAAATTACTTAGGTATTAACAATGGATGACCTTTTGGATATGATTACTACTGACGAATCACCTTCGCGAATTAGTGATAAGATTAAAGAACTTCTTTTTGCAAAAGCGGCAGAAAAAGTTGATGGATTTCGTCCTGCTGTAGCAAATTCAATGTTTGGAAACGAAACCGCAGAGGAAGAATAAAATTCTATAAGCAGTTCATCTCAGAGTCTGTAAATATTTTTGAAAATTTTAACGGAAATCTTTGAAGAGAAATTTATTGATAAATAACTAAAAGTGTATTTAATAAAATAATGGCTCATAGACCAGTTGGTGCTGGCATTTCACTTACAACAAGTGCCACTTCAGGAATGACAACTTCTTTTATAGCACAATCAAATGTGTTAAGAGTTGTTGCCGTTACTTCTGGAGCATTTGTGGCAATTGGAACAAATCCAAGTGCTGCGATAACAGATTATTATATCCCCGCAGGAACATCTGCAACTCTTGCATTAACAAAAGCATCAAATAGAGTTGCTGGAATTACCACAGGAACAACAACAATCATTGATTGTCCAGAAGGAACTCAAGCACCGTTTGGTGTCGGTGATTATGTAACTTTAACAGGTTCTACATATCATAATTTTGTTCACGCTCCAGTTATTTCTGTAGATACATCCTCTAATGTTGATGGATATTATCAAAAAAGATTTACTGTAGATTACAATTCAAGTGGAATTTTAACCGCATTTAATTCACCAGATGCTTCCGTAAGCATTTCATATAGATTAGCAGCAAGAACTGAAGGTGGAACAGGAGTTGTTTATTCTCAACAAGTACAACTATCGGGGCAAGCATAATGAAACTTATTACCGAAGAAATCGAATCAGTAGAAGTTCTTACCGAAACGGTCAACGGTAAGAAGACTCTTTATATTCAAGGTCCTTTTTTACAAACTGAAGTTGTAAATCGCAATGGAAGAATGTATCGTTTACCAATCATAGAAAGAGAGGTAAAGCGTTATACTGAGCAGTATATTAATAAAGGACGTGCTTTAGGAGAACTCGGACATCCAGACGGTCCAACAGTAAACCTTGATCGAGTTTCTCATAAAATTGTTTCTCTTCAAAGAGAGGGTAATAATTTTATTGGTAAGGCACAAATTTTATCTACTCCAATGGGTAAAATTGCAGAGTCACTTCTAAAAGAAGGTGTAACTCTAGGAGTTTCTTCTCGTGGTATTGGTTCCGTAAAGCAAAATAATGAAGGATATACGGAAGTTGGTGAAGATTTTATGCTTGCAACTGCTGCTGATATTGTTGCCGATCCATCCGCACCTGACGCTTTCGTTCAGGGAATTATGGAAGGTAAAGAGTGGATTTGGGATAGAGGCATTCTTCGTGAGAGAGAAACAGAAAACGCAAAACGCACAATAAATACTTTAGTTGATCAAGGTATTCTTGAAGAATACAAGTTATCATTGTTCAGTGAGTTTTTAAACTCATTGTAATTTATTAAATTATAAATAAATATAGTTTATAACTAAAGGTATACGGAGAGTTCAAATGTCTCGTGGTAAACAATTACAAGAAATGGAAGTAGGCACAAAGCAATCCAAAACCGCTGTCAATGCAAATGCTAAGGCTGCGGATGCGATGCCAAGTCTATCCGGAGCAACTCCAGGACAAACTGGTGGTTGGGAAGATCTTGGAGGACCTGATCCTTCAAACTACAAACCGGATGATGATTCGGCAAAGTTAAAGACACCTGGCGCAACACTTAAGCAAGTTAAAGATGTTGTGAATAAAGGTGCAAAACCAGCTGATGCAATGAAAGGTGTCAAAGAAGATGAAGAATTTGAATATGATGAAGATGAAGAACTCTTAGAAGATGCCGAAGAAGATGAAGAAGTAATCGAAGAAGCTAAGGAAGAGGAGGAAGAAGAAGAGGAAGAAGAGGAAGAAGAGGAAGAAGAAGAGGAAATAGAAGAAGAGTTCAACATCGATGAAGATGTTAATGCTCTTCTCGAAGGTGAAGATCTTTCTGAAGAGTTCCAAGAGAAGGCACGCACCATCTTCGAAGCTGCTCTTCGTTCTAAGGTTTATGAAATCAAAGAAACTATTGAAGAGCAGTATGCTTCTGCTCTCGCTGAGGAAGTTGAAGAAATTAAAGGAGCACTTTCTGAGCGTGTAGATGCATATCTAGAGTATGTTGCCGATGAATGGGTTGCGGAAAATGCACTCGTAATCGAAAATGGACTCAAAACAGAAATGACTGAAAGTTTCCTCTCAGGAATGAAGGAACTTTTTGAAGCACATTATGTATCAATCCCTGAAGATAAATATGATGTTCTTGAGAGCATGGTAGAAAAACTTGATGAAATGGAAGAAAAACTCAACGAGCAAATTGAGAAAAACGTTTCCCTAAACAAGCGTCTCGCAGAGTCGGTTGCTGATGGAATCTTTGAACAAGTCGCTGATGGCCTTGCTGCCACTCAGAAAGACAAGCTCGCTTCACTTGCCGAAAGTGTTGAGTTTGAAAGTGAAGAGAAATATCGTGAAAAATTGGAGACTTTGAAGGAATCATATTTTCCCTCAAAAGTAAGTTCTCCAAAAGCAAGAACTGAAAGTCTCTCTGAAGGTGTAGATAATGCTCCAGAATCAGTTTCTGGTTCTATGGCTACCTACCTGAAGACTCTTTCAGCATTCGGCAAATAATTGAATTTAATATAATTCAAACACAAAAACGCACTTTAGTAAAAAGGTAAAACGCAAATGTTCCAATCCGAGCATCTGCAGGAAAAGTGGGCACCTCTCCTCAACTATGAGGGTCTTGATTCAATCAAAGATTCACATCGTAGAGCTGTAACCGCTGTCCTGCTCGAAAACCAAGAAAGATTTTTAAGAGAGCAATCCTCTTTCGAAAGCGGATCCATGAATATGCTCATGGAATCTCCAACCAATTCAGGTAACGCTGCCGGTGCCTCTGGTGCTTTTGGTGGTGGTGCTACTGCTTCTGGTCCCGTTGCTGGTTTTGACCCTGTTCTGATTTCACTAATCAGACGTTCAATGCCAAACCTGATCGCCTATGATGTTGCAGGCGTTCAACCAATGAGTGGTCCTACTGGACTCATCTTCGCAATGCGTTCACGCTACACCAATCAGAGCGGAACTGAAACCTTCTTCAACGAAGTTGATTCAGCATTCTCTGGTCAGGATGCTGGACGTGACGAGTCTGGTGGATTCTCCGACACCAACGTTGGTTTCGGTACAACTGCACAATCAGGCACAAACCCAGCAGTTCTGAACCCTGTTGGCACTGCTGTCACTAACCCCTCACCATATAACGTTGGTCAGGGCATGGCAACTGGTGATGCAGAAAATCTTGATGGCACCGGTGCTGATGCCTTCAACCAGATGG